GATTTTGCTAATGCAATTAGTGAAGCTATGGCAAAGGTGGCAAAATGAGCAATAAAAATCCATTCGAAATCCGTTCAGAAATGCTTCAGCTTGCAAAAGAATATATGGATCAAGCTTACCATATGAATGTTCAATTTGCAGAACGCATGGTAGAAGAAGGCAAAATGCAATTAGAAGAGTTTCAGAAACAAACTGAAATGTATTCTGTTGAAGAAATGATGGAAAAAGCGAAAGAAATGTATACATTCGTTTCAGATAAGGGCGACAAATAAGTAAATGTTTTTTGATGAAATGTCAAAACGCAAACAGATCAGGTGGTATGATGAAAACGTAGTAAAGTATTGCTACTAATTTTTATACAAATGATAGGTTGTAGGGATCGTCGCTTCCAAAGCCGCCACCGCCACCACCGAAGGAGGCCATCTGAATGTAGTTGGCCGACTTCCCACCTTCTACATTATTCACTACGGGCGCACTTATTTGAGGCGCGTTGATTACAACACCACCTCCCCCAACGCCACCTAATGACATTCTTTCAACTCGATACGTCTGTCCATCCTGACGGTACATTTGACCGTCTCTTCCCATAAAATAGTTACCTCTAGAGTTCCCAAGAGCACCGCCAGAACCGAACCCTAGATCTGGAGCAAAACCAGAATCTGAGAACGCTCTTGATCCGCCCATTTGCGCTCTTTCCATAGAACTTAGGTAATCGGCGTATGAACCGTTTTGTCTCATAGCTTCTAATTGGTGCTCTTGCATTTCTTTGTATCTTGCTTGCCTAGCTTCCGGTTCTTCAAACATCGCTTCTACCATAGCGCTAATAATGTATTCCCCACCAAAGCCAAAAGCAACACCGGCAAGTAAACCACCGATAAGAGCAGACCAAGGTCCGAACCAAATACCCAATTGTGCACCTACTAAGCCGCCTGCAACGAAACCAATACCCATCCCACCAATGATTCCTGATACAGCTGCGATCTTTTGTGATTTGGTTGAGCTTGATGTCATCACCACATAAACTCTAAATATCTCGTATGCTAGCGCAGGTGGCCCAAGGAACTTTAAAAATTTAACAACGTTAGCATAAGCTTTAGCGTAGCGTGGAGCTTCGCGAACAATATTTTCTCCCATCATTTTAATTGCATCGGCGTCTGAAAGAAATCCACCAGTTCCATCTGGGTTTACAGTAAATCTGCCCGCGCCTTGGTTATAGCCAATTTTACCACCACCTCTAGTGATATTATCTGCTATTATTGGTCTGTTTTGGCCACGCAATTCTGGAGTTGACATATCTGGCAGTGACATTCTTGGTGTTGAGCCATCAGGAGTAGAAAGTACTGGAGTATCTGAACCACCTGGAGGCGTTGAAAATCGAGGCGGTATATCAGTCACAGCAGGCGGTTTTGTTGGCGAACCACCTCTAATTGGTGTACCATCTGGTCTAAGAATAACTCTAGGCGCGTTAGGTGTATCTCCAAAAACCGGTCTGCCATCTTCACCCCATCCTCTGAAGTTTGGATTATTACTATCTACATCGTAATTGCCTATTTTCGGCTGGGTTGGCGCATCATCAGGAACATTAGGGGGCTTTTCTAATTCTAGATTTTGCAACCGGAGTTTTTCTAATCTAATTTTAAGTAGTCTATTAATTGCAACAAAAGGACCAATTGCTCCGATAGCAAGACTGATCCAAAATTGCCAGTCCTTGAGGGTAGATACGGTGTTTTCTATATCAGCTCTTAGACCATCGATTGTAGTTTTAAGGCCGTCAATTGTTTCATTTAATCTAGTCATTGTGCCTGTAAAATCTGGCATCTCGAACGTTCTTAATTTAGACGCAAAATCTCCGATACCACTTTCCATATCGGTAAATCCACCACCAGTTTTCTGATCGATGAAACCTTTTAGAATATTATATCCTGCGAACAACGCAGCACCACCAAGTACAATGTTCTTAAATGATAAAGCTTCGGCAATCGACTTACTTGCACTATCGATATTTCTTTCGCCATTCGCTCGCCCGTTTACTGGACTTCCAGCTGCTGGTTCGCTTGTCGGTTCGGGTGGTAGTACTTCTTCTTGTTGGCGGCGAGTTTCTTCTTGACGTCTTTGTTGAGAAGCTATGCCCATTTGCTGGCGCATCATATCGGTTTGACTGATGACATTATCGTTGATACTTTTAAACAGACCTTCAAATCGATCTAGTTTAATGTTTACAGCTCGCATAGAATTAGGTCCGCTGTCGCGGATCAAATCGCCTTCTGCTTTTAGTCTATCTATGATAGCTTGTGTATCTTCTGAAAGAGCCATCTCTTAACCTCGATTTTGTTCTTGCTCTGCAATATAATTTATAATCATGTTGTAGTAGATGTCACGCTCATATGGCATTAAGTTTTCAATATCACTTATAGAGTATTTATGGTGCTGAGCCAAAGCGAACACCACTTTATAGTAATCCGCCAAACTAATGTGGCTCAGCACTAGAAAAAAAAACTATTGATTCCTTCAACAGCGTATATTTTATCATCTCCGTTATCATTTACATAAGTTACTTCATGCTTTAACTTAGGCATAGTCTCAAAGAATTTTTGAATACCTTTAAGGACCTTAGTATCAACGTTTTCCATGAATTGATCTATCTCTTTTTCAGAGTAGTTCGTAAACTCATGAACCTCGTCTTCCGAAGCCACTTTATCCAAACAAGATATCATAATCGTATAATTTACAAGAGGATCTGACTGATCCATCTCTACAATTCTTATGAACTGGTCTATCGTTGGATACTTTAAGTAAAGATTGTATTCATCATTGATAGCCACTTCATTTTTATGTTCATCTTTCTTTACAATCTGTACATCATCTAAAGCCATCTCTAAGTTTACTGGTTTATCAGTGTCTGGATCTGTAATTACGAATTTAACTGTATCGTCAACTGCCCTAGCACGTATCATAAGCATCATGTATTCTAGATCAAACATAGCAAACTCAGCTACGTCATGACTAAGAACACAATTATTTACGACCTGTTTGATTGCTAAGATAGTTTGACCGATATCGTTAGATTCCTGCGCAACAAGAAGAATCTTTTCTTCTTTAACTGTAAACGCTCTATATTTGACTTTCTCACCTGTTGATGGTAAGGTTGTTTCAAAAATAGGAAGATCAATTTTTGGTAGCATAATTTAATTTCTCCTGTTCATCCACCTAAGAATCTACTCACCTGGTTTGCGAAGCTTCGACCTTTTCTAGAAATATTGTCAAATTCTGCGTTAATGCCAGTGAGTTTATTAACTGCATCCTGTACACCTTGTGGAAGAATATCACCGCCCATAATGTCGTTGATTCTACCGGCAGCTGTCAGTAATTTAAGTAGGCTGTTTCCATCCCCACCTATAGGAACACCGTATCTTTCACCTGAGAACTCAATTCTGTCATATTGAATACTTACTGGTAGAACAACAAAACTGTCGCCGTTCTCCCATGCAAGATCCACATCACCCATTTGAATTGGGAATGCTTTATCTAGAATTACCTCATAATATTGTCCGGTTTCTGTATAGTTTGCACTATAATGTCTGATAACCATTCGACATGCATAATCATCACGATAATTAATTTCAAATGGTTTCGTACCGTCAACGGCAGAGAATGCTCCGCCTGCAGTACTAAAGTTTACCATACTCTGTGCCCAGCCATGAAAGAATGTAAGTACTTGTTTATCAGCATCAAGTAAGAAGATTGCTTGTACTGGTTCTGGGTTAAATCCCATAGGATAGACCTTACGCATCTGGCCCACGGCTTCATATTGAGCTGGGTTAAAGATCATGCCGGGTATGGCTACGTTTTTACAGAAAAATTTAAGGTCATATGAACCCGCTCTCGATTTAGTTAAAGGTAGACCACTAAGCTCTACTTCAAATAAAGAGGCACGATCTGGTCCACCGAACCAGTCCATCTGAGATTTGAATTGTGATAAGTTAAATGCCATTAACGTGACGCCCTTATGATTCTTCTAGAGTCGGCATAAACCTGAGTAGCATTCGCACCGACAAATTTCTGCGTTGGTAAGAACAATGCAACATCCCATTCGCTTGGATAAATGTAAGCTGGCTTTGTTCTCACATGAGCACTGAGATAATGTTTGATCGTCGGCTTAAACTCTCTAAACTTAGCCGCACCATTCAAAATATCATATGACAATCTTAATCTTGTAGTCTCATCAAAACGTTTATTTGTCGTAACAGTATACAACTGATCCATTAACTTTGCTCTTAACATTGGCGGTAGGTAATGCATATTAATACCTAAGAATCCACCCTTAGCTTTATTTATTGGAAAAATAAGAGGAAACCTATCATAGTACGGAAGCTTGTCTTTATGCTTTGGATCGTAGGTAAAAAGATACATGTCACCCAGTCTAAATGTACTGCGCTGCGGTCTATCTCCATCTCTACGAATCTCTCGTATCAATTGATCTGCGCGAGTTCCGTTTCGAGATGACCGAGTAACTTCTTTTGCTTGGTCTCTATACCAATCGCGAGCCTGTGCTGTACGAGCAGGCATCTGGCCCGCTCTAATACCTTGTGATAGAATGTTGCTAAATATCTCAGCCATTATTTGATTCCTAATTGGTCCTCAGTATATATGTGGAATGTCCATCCACGTTGTGCGCACCATGCTCGAGCTGCTTTCCACTTTGCTTCATTGATACCGTACGTTTTTACCTCGTTAATATATCGCCTTGATAAGTTACCCTTAGGCGTTTTCATTTTAGATCTATCCGGAGGTCTTGTTTGTCCCTTTGGTTTGATCTCAATCATCATAGTAGTTTGCGATCCATCCGGTCCTTTTTTACAAACAACAACATCAGGAAAATACCGATGCCTCTTACCGTCAATTGGTGAATAGTATGGAATTACGTATTCCTCGCTAGCCCACCATAAAACATGCGGGTGTTCATCCACATAACGAAAAAACTTAAATTCCCACATGGAACGATAAATAATCTTTGTCGGATCACCCTTATACTTAGTTGGGTTTTTTGGTCTAAACCTTCCGCTGTATGCCAAATCGCACCTCATAATTTAGTATAAATAGATCATAATAACCTATTTATATAAAAAAGGCAGCAGTTTAATGTATGGCGCAACCTACAGAAAATTTACCCCACCTGAAGTGCTGAGAAGCAAAAAAGAAGAAGAGAAAGCTCCAAAATTTTTTAGCTTTCCTTCTGAAGGCCAGCCGCACAAGATACTTATGGTTTTCAAACAATACGACTTCAAATCTTTATTTGGAGACGGAGATTCCGTGGGAACAGCCCGTGGACTTCTTGAAGCGCCGGAAGATCAGTTCGGTAGAACTGTTGCATCAACTCTTAAAACTACTACATCAATCGAGTTACCTTTTCCCAAACAGCTCACAGATCAAACAAGCCTCAGAGTAAATAACTTTGAGAGAGATCCATTTGTAGAACAGATTGCTACAAGAGTAAACAATTATATTCAGTCTGGTGGTAACGGTCAAACTATTGGAGATCTTCCAAAGATTCTGCAAGGTATGGGCGCCGCTGTTGGCAGCATGCTTGGAGGTGGTGGCACGTCAGGTGGTGGTGGTGCGATGGCTCAACTTCAAGGCGCACTTGGGAATGCTATGGGTACAGATATTGCTGATGTCGTAACTGGTGCTCAGTATCTATTAAGAAAAGCATTGCCGGGCGACTATGCCCGTGCAGTAAACAATGCTACTGGCCAAGTTCTGAACCCTCGTGAAACCCTTACGTTTGAAGGTGTAAACCTAAGACAGCACCAGTTTAACTGGGAACTGTTTCCAAATAACCCAAGAGATTCGGATGTAATTAAGAATATTGTTTATCACCTGAAACAGCACTCTTTGCCTCAAACAGCAAATCTATTTGGAATCAATTCAGCGTTTTTAAAGTATCCATCTACTGTGAACCTTTATTTGCTTGGTGTAAATGGAGAACACTTCATGAAATTTAAACCTGCTATGATTCAAAACATTACAGTTGATTATGGACCTACGGGTGGCGTATCGATTATGAGAGGTGGTAAACCAGCAGCGATAGGACTTGGTATCCAGTTATCAGAGCTTGAGGTTGAAACAGCACACGATTATGGCATTGCTACTCCTCCGCCTGCTACTGCACGAGCAGAAACTCCTCCTGCTGAAGCAAATCAAGGTAACAATAATGGGACGACAATGGCATGACAAGATATTTTGAAAAATTTCCAGAAATTGAGTACCTCGGTGTTAAGGTTAAAGACATCACTCGCCGTAATACGTTTACAAAAGAAGTTACAAACAATCCACTTCTTTACATGCCTTATACTGTTAAGGAAGGCGAGAGAGCACAGGATATCGCAGAGTGGTATTATGGCTCTGTAGATTATGAATGGCTAGTTTATATGGCTAATAACATTACAGATCCATATCACGAATGGCCTAAATCAAATTACGAGTTCAATTTATTCTTAATTGACAAATACGGTGAAGCATCAGGACTCACGGGTGAGAACATTATCGACTGGACAAAAGACGATAATGACGAGAACATTATATATTATTACAAAGAGGTATAGTAAATGGCAGTAGAAATTGTCAAACTAGCGCCGGAATCTTTCCGAACTATTTACCTTCGTAAAGAAGATCGCGTGATCTTGCGTACTGAAACGGGTCGTAAGATTATTATTAAACGAATTATTCCAGATGAATGGAAACCTTGGAAGATTTACGACGAAGAATATGCGTTGAATGAAAATAAGAAAGAAATATTCCTAATCGATAGAGAATATCTGCCGCGCGTAGAACAAGAATTTATTAGAAAATTAAGAAATAGCTGATGTCACGTAATCTATCTCAATGCGAAGTCGTATCCTGCCAGATTGTAAACGAGTTTGATCCCAAACGCGTAGAGGATATTGCTCAGTTTATTACTGGCTTTGAGATTTCACAGAGCATGGAAGCTCATCAGTATCAGGGATTTTTAGAGATCGAGGAGACAGTTGGTCTTCTTGAGAATTTGCCGTTACGCGCAGAAGAAACATTGCTTATGACAATTATTTCTTCTGATATGCCGTACAAGGTTATTTTACAAACAAGAGTGATCCGTGTAAGTGATATTACACCTATGGAAAATACAGACGGTGCTGTATATAAAATGCACTTTGTTTCTAAAGAAACTTTTAATGCCAACAAAAGAAAAATAATCAAAGCCTACAACGGCCAAGTGCACGAGATTGCAAAAAGAGTATTCCAAACTTACTATGCTAAGATTGGTGGAGAGACTAAGATAGATCAATTGTATGGCCAAGACTTTACAATGAACTCTGCAAAAAGATACAATCTTAAAGAATCTACAATTGTTGAAGATAACTTCGGACAAAGAAAGTTTTATCTTCAAGATACTTCTTCTGCAACGGGTTTAACTATACCTGATTACACGCCACCGTATACAATGAATATGCTCGCGAGTATGGGATACAATACAAACGTTCCATCCTGTACTTATAGATTCTTTGAGACTCTTGAATCTTATTACTGGGTAACTGACGAATTCTTTATTCATAAACACAATGCCGGTAAGATTAAACACTTGTACTATGGCCCTCTTGGCAGCCTTGATCCAAATAGGCCTTTAGCTCAGCTCGAAAGAATTGAGCAGTTACAAATTGTTAATAAAGGTTTAGATACAGCTACTGATATTTTCTCAGGCGCTTATAGAAGCAAAGTAACAGAGATTGATATTGTAAGAAAACAAGTTACTGACTATAATTTTAATTACGATGAAGACGCTGATTATATGGATTTTAGTGGTAACCAAGCTCGAACGAGTAGTGAAGATACTCAGCCGCATACAAAAGCGTTTAGAGATGAAACATTTACAGAAGAAAATGCAAGAAATTTTGTAGTATATAAAGATTATCAAAGTATTGGTGATATTAGGTCGAACATTAGGTCGGAGAGATTTGTTCCTACGATTACACAGAACAGAGTTTCTTATTATCATCACTTAAATAATGTACAAGTAAAAGCCGCACTTAAGGGTAGATTAGATTTACGTCCTGGTGAAATCATTCAATTAGATATTGCTCAGTTGAATGTTGACTCTAAAAGAAATCAATCTCTTAGTGGTAAATATATGATTAAGACCACAAGCCATCAGATGAAACATGGAGAGCTTACAACTTCTCTTCTTCTGGTGAAGTTTGATTGGTCTGCAACTGATAGTAGAACGGATCAAGGAAATGCCTGATTACGGTATAGGAATACGCGACCCACTGTGGTTTGTAGGTGTTATTGCAAACACTGTTGACCCTCGTAAAGAAGGGCGAGTGCAGGTGCGCGCGTTTGGTATACACGGAACAAATAAAGATATACCTGATGACGATTTACCTTGGGCTGTTCTTGTTTCAGGCGCCTATGACGCGAACGTTTTCCACGGCGCAAAGGTAAATAAATGGGTGTTTGGTTTATTCCTAGACGGAAGACATGCTCAGCAACCTATGATTATTGGTACAGTTCCAACACAAAATCTTGATGGGATTGATCCAGAAAAGAATGGCTGGGGAACTATTCCGCCAAGAGATGCACATCTTCTTGCTAAGGGATCTGAACCAGAAAGCATTGGTCAGCATGACGTCTCTAGACTAGCACGCGGTGAATATTTACACGAAACATCTCTCGTTGAATGGGAGATGGGTAGAGCCTTAAATGTTAAAGTAGCGGATTCTGAAGAAACATGGGATGAACCCGCACCAGCATATGATACCGAATACCCGCACAACAAAGTAATTGAAAGCGGTGTACATACTATTGAACTTGACGATACACCCGGCTCAGAAAGAGTTACTATCTGGCATAAAGAAGGTTCCTATGTACAGATCGATTCTCGTGGCACTGTTACCGAAAAATCTACATCAGACAAATATGAAGTTATCGATAGAAAACAACACGTATTAGTTGGTAATGCAAGTACTGTAACAATTAATGGCGATGCGCGAGTTTATGTAAAAGGCCACAAGATCGAAGAGATTCAAGGTGATTTTAAACAAATTGTGCATGGTAATTATTATCTTGGTGTAGGTGGCCCTGAAACAATTATCAATGGATCTGAAAACCTACAGATGAGAGCAGGACAGGTCAAAGTAGAAGCCAACGTTGGATATATGTCTTTACTCGCAAAGAAAGAAACGCAGATAGAAGCCGGACAGGGTATCGGTATTCAGGCACCAAAAATATTTGGTACTGCGTCAGAAGAAATGCTTTGGCACTCAGATAAATTGTTTGCTATGGATTCAGCAGAAGACTTTAAGATCAAAGGTGCTGATGTAAGATTCCAAGGAACAGATTCATTTGATCTCAAAGGTGATGCTGAATTAAGAGTAAGTTCTGACGGTTATGTTATGGTTCGTGGTACTACTACATTTATTGACGACTTTGTTCGTATGGCTGAAGGCAGCGCAGATGCGGCTAGAGATGCGCAGGATGTCGCAAGACCAGCTGGTATGGATACTAATGCGCAACCTGTTAAAGCTCCAGAGCCTCCTGAGAAAGGTGTTAACCTACAAACAAATAGAGATACTGGATCTCGTGGTAGTGCTGGTGCATCTTCACCTGACCATTCTGGCGAAACAGTATCGACCACAGAAACTGTCGCACCAACGACCCCTGCAACTGCAGCAATGCAAAACAGCTTAACTCCTCTCCTGAATCTTATTGCAAGATTTGAAGGAGATCAGGATGGTGGGTATAATGCTATATCAGGTTTTATTGATAATGCGCTGCACCCATCTAGACCAATTACAACTATGACAATAGGTCAGCTTCTTCAATATCAAGAAGCTGTTGATAGCTTTTCTGGTTCAGAGGCTATGGGCAGATATCAAATCATGGAAGATACTCTTCGCGGATATGATAACGACGACAACGATCCACCGCCTCCAGGTGATCCATTATATACAAGAGCAGGTCTAGGATTGGGCGATAAATTTAGTCCTATTAACCAAGATAAAATGGCTATAGAATTAATTAGATTCCGTGGTCTTGACGGATATCTCAGCGGTGCTATGAATAAAACAGACTTTGCAAATAATCTTGCCGCAGAGTGGGCTTCACTTCCAATTGTAAACGGTCCAAAAGCTGGCCAAAGCAGATACTCGAAACCGATTTATGCTGACGGCAAACTAGTACAGAATAGAGCGAAGATAACAGTTGGAGAATTTGAGAGAGTTCTTGATGAGATTAAAGCAAACTACGAAACAGCTTCTACCACTGTAACTAATGAACCTGAATCTGGAGGTACCTATGACGTGTAAATGTTGTGGCATGGACCAATGTTTAAATCCTGGCCAACAAATAGATACAACCACGAAGCTTTCTGGCGTAAACGGCAGAGGTGAGCTTACAATCAGTGCTCTAGATCAAATTGAAACAAATTTTAGATCAAGCATGATTGAGGATACTTCAAGAAATGCTTTAATTCAATCTGTAAAAAGATTTCCAAACTTTTACGAATCTCTTTCAAGCTTTAACACTGACTTCTTAAAAAGAGATATTGCACAAACTTACATAAACGCGGGTGATAATGAGGTATTAGAATATAGATTAAATCGTGGTCCTATTACTCCTTTAGAATATGCTGAGTATTTAAGAGAGTTTAATCATACGCCTACTTCTATTGAAAACCTTTACAATACAAAGCCGGCACAGATTGTATCTGAACTTAACTATTATTATACTGGGTCATCTTCAAATAGTATCCTAGGAAAGTTTTGCGCACTTATGCCAAATGTATTTGCAGCTATTGATGCTTTCTTCGATCTGCTCGACGATATCGACGGTTTGGTTCAGGATGCATTTGCATTCCTTGCAAAGATACGTAATGTTGAAGATGAAATTAAAGCATTCTTTGAAAAGATTAAAGTAAAAGCTCTTATCGAAGCAATCAAAGAAAAGGTGGAAAAGGCATTTCAAAAGATCGTCAAGCGAGTAGAGAACGCTATTAAGAACTTTAGTGTTGAGAATGTTATGGGACAAATCGAAACATTTGTTAACGACAAAATTGTAAAAAGAATTACTCAGCTTAAAGAAGAAATATTAGAATTCTTTAGTGAAGAAAATATTAAGAATCTAGGAAAGAAACTTAAAGCACAGATCGATTATGCTATGAGTGTTTTCGAGAATCCATCTATCGAAGAGGTACAACTTTTAATTGCAAAAATCTGTGGATTGATTACTGGCATTGAAGGAGTGATTAATAAACTAAAAGATCCTCTCAATGACTTCTCAAAACGTTACGAAGAAGTGTTTTATACGCTAAAAAATGTATCAGATAGGGTAAAAGGTGAAGCTATTAGAGCTGGAGCTATCAGATTAGATGATGAGGTGCGCAAAGAAAGAATAAATAACTCAAGAGAGAGATTTGAACAACAAGGTAATGTACCGCCTCCAACAACTCAAGAGTATGAAGGCGTGCCAACTTGGGAAGAAATTAAAGATAATAATCATCCTAAGATTGGTATTCAAGGTGGTTGGATTGCGGCTCTTGGAAGTGCTGGATGGACCCAGACCGATAGAAAAGTAAAAGCCATGCTAATGGCGCTTCAGGCTAAAGCCGGTAGGCGTCTTATCGTAAATAGCTGCTGGAGAAGTATGCAGTATCAGAAAATGCTTTATGACGCTGGTAAAACTAATACACTCAACAGCCTGCACACGAAGGGAATGGCTTTTGATATTAAATGGGCCGGCTGGAACAGAGAAACCACGCCGGTTTCAGATGAAGCTTATGATTTCATGGACTTAGCAAAAGAAGTAGGCTTTAGAGGGTTTGGACGATATAAAGGATTTATTCATATTGATTACGGCCCAACAAGACTTTGGAAGTCTGAACAATTTAGGGAACTAGAAAGACAACAATTAGGTATTACGTCAACATGACAATAAAACTATTAACAGGTAGAACAAAAAAGATCTCCATATATTCCGATTTTAAAAAGGATATGGAGAAAAGCCCTGTGTCTTCTGACATTACAGTGCGCAAAGACGAAGATTCTGTAAAAGAAGCAATTAAAAATTTATTACTTACTGACCGTGGTGAAAGATTGATGCAGCCAAATCTTGGTGGTCATCTCAAAGCCATGCTATTTGAAAATATAACGCCCGGCGTTTTAAAAACAATCGAAGACCAAGTACGAACAACACTAGATATTTACGAGCCTAGAGCTGAATTACTAGATGTATCAGTATCCTCTCTAGTTGATGATAATACTGTAAGAGTTCGTGTTGACTTCATGATACGCAACCAAGCAAACCCAATATCAGTTGACGTATTTCTAGAGAGGACAAGATAAATGGCATCTAAACTCAAGATTAATGAATTAGATTTCGCAACAGTGAAATCGTCACTGAAAGAATATATGAAGAGTCAGACGCAGTTCAAAGATTATAACTTTGAAGGCTCTAACATGAGTGTTCTTCTTGACGTATTAGCATACAACACGTATCATAATAACTTTTATTCTAATATGGCACTGAACGAGATGTTCCTCGATTCGGCGGTACTTATGAACTCTGTTGTTTCTCATGCTAAGGAACTAAACTATCTACCAAGAAGTAGAAGATCTGCAAGGGCTACTGTTAAAATCACAATTACAAACGACACGCCAGGAATTCAAACTATTCCAATTCCAGAATATACTCAGTTCCAATGCGTATATCAAGGTGAAAACTTTGAGTTTGTTACAGACAAAGGTTATGTTGCTAAAAAGGTTGCAGTCAATACATTTGTTGCAGATAATGTAGAGATCTTCGAAGGTCAAATGCTTGCAAGCTTTGAACGTGAAGGTTATTTTGTTGATGCTGACGGTATTCTTCGTGTTATCCTCTCAAACGAGAATGCTGATACAGATTCAATCGTTGTATTTGTTGACGCCGAAGAAACAGAAAACCAAAACATATTTGTAAGAAAGAATGATATTTTTGGTGTAGGACCAGACGATAAAGTATTCTATGTAGAACCATATTTTGATGGAAGATACACAATATACTTTGGTAATAATAGATTCGGTTCGCAGCCTCTGGAATTTGAGGATGTTCGAGTAAGATACAGAATTTGTTCTGGTGAAGAGCCAAATGGCGCTGACATATTTAGTCTTGAATTAAATAGTGGTACTGCTGTTGTTGAAACAATTCATGCAGCAGAAAACGGCGCTGAAAGAGAAACTCTTGAAAGCATTCGTTACTTTGCTCCAAAAGCATTACAGATTCAAGAACGTGCAATTACTACGTCAGACTATGAGGTTTTACTTAAACAAAACTTCCCAGAAATTAAAGCGGTTTCTGCTTACGGTGGTGAAGATCTTACACCTCCGAAGTTTGGCCGAGTTGCTATCTCGGTTTATCTTGGTGAAAGAGAAGACAGTCTATCACAAACATTGTCTGCAAGATATATTGAGTTCTTAAGAGAAAGATCTCCTGTTGCAATTGAACCTATCTTTATTGAATCTGAATTCCTATATGCTTGTTTGGCTATCGACGTTTATTACAATTCAAACCTTACAAGTAAATCTCCAGACCAAATAGAAACGGAAATCAGAACTGCTATTACGACTTATAGTAATACCAATCTCGATGACTTTAATACAACACTCCGTGTATCAAAACTTGGCGGCAATATCGATGCTGTAGACGAATCAATTCAATCTAGTGAGATCGATGCATGTCCGTATATCTTGTATTCGCCTGCAAAAGGTGTATCAGCAAACCCATCATTTAAGTTCTTCGCTGAACTAGTTAAACCGTATCCTTTTGATGATACAATTGGATTTGTAGATTATAAGCCTGCAATTAAAACCGGTGCTTTCACATATGATAATACACAGGTTTATCTGCAAGACGATGGTAACGGAAATATTCAAATTGTAACAAACGACCCAGTAGATCCTAAGGTTATTCTGCCAAAAACTGGTACAGTAAATTATACTACTGGTGAAGTTAACTTGACAGGACTTACAGTGCAAAACTATACCGGCGCTGGAATTAAAGTAATGGCAACAACAAGACGAGACGACATTAAGTCACCTAATGGAAGAATCTTCTTTGTCCGAGATGAAGATGTAACGATCAACATTAAACCGATTAAGATAGCATAATGGCGAAAATCGAGAAAAATATTGCTCATCAGATCCAGCTGCAGTTTCCTGCAATTTACAGGGATGAGGGTCACGAGCTTGTAAAATTCGTAGAAGAATACTATAAGTTTCTAGAAACACAAGCTAATATGTCTGTGTACAATAACAGGCGTTTGTTTGAATACCGTGACATTGCTACAACTCTATCTGAAATGATTATATTCTTTCAGAAAAAGTTTCTTGCAGATCTACCACTCGACGATGTAGGTACGGTCAAGTTCATCGTAAGAAATATTATGAGCCTTTACAGAAGAAAAGGTTCTGAGAGCGGTATTATTCTTTTCTTTAGAATGTTCTTTAAAGAAGATGTGGAGATCTATTATCCTGCATCTAATATTCTAAAGCCTTCTGATTCTTCCTGGAAAACTGGTACATATCTTCAGTTATTTCCAAACAACGCAGAATTCCGTTCACCAGCAAATACATCTATTATATACGAATATGATTCATTAGCAGGTAAGAACATTGTTGGTAGTATTTCTGGTGCTAGAGCTGCAGTAGATAAAATTAACTTTATTATGTTAAACAGAACTCTTGTTCCTGTAATTTATATTAACGATGTTAAAGGTACATTTATTAAGTTTGATGATATTATTACAAGAGTAGATGGTACCGATATTAAGTTTGGTCAAGTGCAAGGCTCAGCCTCTTCTATTGCTATCGATCAGAGTTCGCCTAGAACTACAGATAATAATATCGGTGATATTTTTGACTTTACATCTACTCTTGGTAAAGGTGGTAGATGTATTGTTACAGAATTGCAAGATGAATTTACAGGTACAATCTCATACACAATTAAAGATGGCGGCTTTGGTTATACGGTTGCTGAAACAAGATTGCACGTTTCAGATCAAGTAATTATTTTAGATAATGCAGACCAAGACTTTATAATTGAAGAAAGACTTAGAGACGCAAGTGGTAACGAAGGTTTTGTAACTGGGCAAAACCCTGCTGCTGTTGGTGTTAAGATGAACGCAGGAAACGAGTTTGATGGTACAGCGATCTCAACACTCGATAGAACACCAAATATTACTTTTCAACCAGCAGATTTTTCTTTATCAGAATTAAATAGCTCCTCACCCGGCAGTCTATTCCCAGATACTGCTGATCCCGATGACGTACAAGTTACTTTAAGTAATGTAGAAAATATTGGTCTTATTACAGATATTATTGGAAACTTTTTAAGTGTTCCAATTAATTCTACAAATTATAACGCAGTACCACCGGCTCTAGTGGCCATGTCTGGTGCAGATCCAACACCTGCTTTAGATTCTGTTATTAACGAAGCATTCGATCTTACGCCGTTTGATATTGGTAAGGTTAAAACTCTTGTTAATGTTAATCCAGGTGCATCATATGAAAACGACGTGTTTGCTATTTTGAGAGATCCAGTAATGGAAGCTTTTGAAAGATTCGATCAAAACCTTGTTCTTTCACAATTTAGTGCTAACTTTGATATAGGCGACACGGTTACGCAAGGTTCAGTAACAGGCGAAATTATTGGTTTTGATTCTACAAACAATGTTTTACAAATAAGACCGTATGCTTATTATGGATTTACAGCTGGTTCAATTGTTCATGAAAACAACTCGTACTCTGTAATTACAGCAGAAAGAAATTATGATTCTAAAAAGTTTGGTGAGAACGCTCTTGTAAATACACTTACTGAATTCTCAATCGGTCGTATCAATAAAGTAAAAGTAATCAATTCAGGCTTTGGTTATATTGACCAAGAAACTGTTTATCTAAGAGATGCTAATACCGATGTTGTTGCACAAGGTACTCTGAGTGCTCTGGAACAAGGTGTAACAGAGGGTTACCACGGAAACTTTAATTCTCATATTAAGCCTGAGAATAAGATTAGAGATAATGATTACTATCAAGAATTCTCTTATGAGATTCAAGGTGTTGTTGATCCTGTTGAATACGGAGATATTCTGAAAAGAACTGTACACCCTGCAGGTACTAAAACATTCAACAAGTTTGTTTATAAAACTAAAGTCAAAACAAATATTGGATCTAAATTTGCATTAACACGTAAAGATGATTATGTTGTCGGTGGTCCACCGGTTGTTGGGCCAGGACAGAGCGCCAACACTTATGCCGTAACATCTGATAAAACAGACATTACAGTAGACAGCAGCATTCTCAAGGTTGACGCATTATAATAAATAACTAAAAACTTAGGAGCTGAAATGGCAAGGCAAAATATTAACATCGGCGTAACGTCGAACGACGGAACAGGAGATCCGTTGCGCGATGCTATGGATAAAGTTAACGGCAACTTTATTGAGCTTTACGCCAACGTCGCAAATATGTTTGACGGGTCTTACACAAGTTTGTCCGGCAAACCAACTATTCCTGCAACATTACTTGATCTTAGTATCACTGAAGGTACTGCAGGACAAGTTCTATCTACAGATGGAGCAGGCACTTTTACATTCGTAGATGCTTCAGCAAGTAATGACGCTGCTGTTGACACTCACTTAAATACAAGTACTGCAAGTAGCAATGAAGTACTAAGTTGGAATGGCAGTGACTATGCGTGGGTTGCACAATCTGGTGGTGGCTCAACATATACGGATTCAGATGCAGTTGACGCAATTCAAGCAGTAAACCTTGATATGGGTACTAACGATATTACAACAACTGGTAAAGTTTATTTCGCAAACGTCTTTCCAGACACAAACTCACTTCCAAGCGCTGCAACGTATCACGGCATGTTTGCTCACGTTCATGCTACTGGTGCAGCATATTTTGCTCACAGCGGTGCATGGGTACAGCTTGCTAATAATTCAGACTTGGGTGGAGGCGGAGGAGGTGGTTCATCTCTACAAACTCGTTCAAGCGCAACAGGTACATCTTCATCTTTGAACAATGACGCCTCTGCAAATATAGAAATTACTGGTTTTAAAGGTTATGCTTTGCTAAAAATCGAAACAGACAGAGCAGCTTGGGTAAGAATTTATACTGATGCCGCGGCTCGTACAGCAGATGTAAGCAGAGTTGAAACATCAGATCCTACGCCAGACTCAGGAGTAATTGCCGAAGTTATTACAACAGGCGCGGAAACAGTAGTTATCTCTCCAGGCACTATCGGGTTTAGTAACGAGAGTACACCTGATACAACAATCCCGGTGAGAGTCACAAACAAATCTGGATCTGCATCAACAGTACAAGTTACCCTAACAGTTCTCCAGCTGGAGGCATAGATGGAAGAACCAAAACAAGAATGGATCGTCACTCTTCATCGTAAAGAGGATTTAGAGGATTTCTATAATGATATGGAAACTCCTGGCGGTAACCTGTACATTCCAGATAGAGAAGTAGAAGTTTCTAAACGCAGAACTATTTCTCGCAATACTCATTATATGCTAACTAGATCGGAGGTTGAACTTGTAAAAGCCGATGATAGAGTTTGGGATGTTGAGTTAGCAGAATTGATTGACATTACTACAAGACCGTCATATAAAATAGAAAATGGAGAATTTTCTAAGTCTTGGGCTGGAGATGCAGATGATATTAACTGGGGATTGCTTCGCCAATCAGAATCATCCAATAGATCTGGCTGGGGTGACGGTGGTACTACACAAGTCATTAGTGATTTAACAATTACATCTTCAGGAAAACATGTTGATGTTATTATTGTTGATGGACATATTGATCCAGACCATCCAGAGTTTGCAGTAAACCCAGATGGTAGTGGTGGTTCAAGAGTAGTACAGTATAACTGGTTCCAAAACGATATCGGTTCTGGAACAGGAACCTATCAATATGACCGTTCAGGTTCTTATACAAACGCAATCGACGCTGTTGATAACGATCATGGTTGTCATTGCGGCGGAACAGTAGCAGGTAATACTCAAGGCTGGGCTAGAGATGCTAATGTTTATAATATTAGTCCATATAGTACCAATCCAAACTGGACTGCTCTCGGTTTCAGCTCATCTACTTATTGGGATTATATGAGAGCATGGCACAACGCTAAGCCTATTAATCCTGCAACCGGAAGAAAAAATCCAACAGTAACAAACAACAGTTATGGTTCTGGAATTACTCCCGGCAATAACAACTTTGGTAATGTAACAAGAGTTAATTACCGTGGCATGGATTTCGCTCCTGGCAGAGACTGTACATTAGCAGAATTAAATACTCGTGGCTTTGGTAATGATTCTTTAGTTGACTACGCATTTCCAAATTATTTTACATCAAGACAAGCAGATATTCAAGATGCAATAGATGATGGAATTATTATTGTAGCATCTGCTGGTAATGATTATTGGAAAATTTGTACTCCAACAGATCAAGACTATAATAACGTGTGTTATTTGACATATTTTGGATTTAATTATAATTTCTACTATAATAGAGGAACTGGATCCGGTGCGGGATACGCTCCTGTAATTGTTGTCGGAGCAACAAGCAATGATAGTAATGAAGATAAAGCTTCATTTAGTAACTGCGGAGATCAAGTAGACGTTTACGGTGCAGGAGAAGCAATTCAAAGTAGCATACATACACCGTCAGGCCAAGTTGGTAGTTCAAGAACAGATCCTAGAGACAGCAGTTATTATCTAGGAAAATATCAAGGTACGAGTATGTCTGGGCCGCAGATAGCAGGTATTCTAGCTTTGTTGGCAGAATCATGGCCAAACATGACACAAGCTGAAGCACACGCATGGATTATCAATAATGCAAACGAAAATCAAATGTTTGATTCCGGAGCTGATGATCCAACAGATTGGCAAAGTTTAAGAGGTGGTGCAAATCTTTTTGCTCGTTGGATTAATCAAAGACCAGAAAGTGGCACCAGTTACCCACAGAAAAATTTTAGACCTAGAGCTTCTTCAGGAAGAGTCTATCCACGTCCTAGAATCAGAAGAAGAGGCTAGAAATGTTTATAAATATTGTAAAACAGCGAGATTGATATGGGCGAAGTAGTAACCACAAGATTAAAAGCTGACAATTTACGTCTATTTGATAAAGAAGTCAGAGATAATAATTTATATGTTTTTGTTTCGGCAGTAACAACCGAGACAAACACTCGCTTGAGCGCTGTTAACTCTATTCAAAATAAGAATTTATTTTTAGAAAAAACACTGTTTGGCAAAAAGATCTTTCCAGGCGATGTTCGTTATATGATTAAGTACCATGCTTGGCAAAAAGATCAGGTATATGTGCAATATGATGATACTATAGATCTAGAAGATAAAAAGTTTTATGCTGTAGTCGGCCCAAACAATAACGACACCGGAGACTATAGAGTCTATAAGTGTTTGTTTAACAACTTTGAATCTCCATCGTTGAATCCACCCAACTACAACTCACAGACAGAAAACCAAATCTACAGAACTGCAGACAAATATGTCTGGAAGTTTATGTTCGTGATTTCTGAATCTGATTTTGAAGCTTACAATGCTTCTGGTTATGTTCCGCTTATTGGTATTACAGATTCAGATCCTTTAGCGAATACTCAGGTAGAAGTTTCGGGTTCTTCTGTTAGTGATATCTTTGTAACAAATCCAATCGAGAATGCTGGGTATCCTTTTGTGTCTGGTATATTTGCATCCTCTCCTCCAAATAATAGTGAGGTAAGAGTAAGATCAGCAAATCTAAGTCAGACAGCTGGTTACTATGTGGGAATGTCGATATATTGTACAGATCCCGGTGGTGTATCACGCTTGTACAAGATTTCTGATTATCAATATATCTCCCAGTCTTCGGACGGACAAGCTGTTGGCAGAGTCACAATAAGCGATGGTGATTTTCTCTCAGCAGTAGGTGGAGGAAACTTTGCGCCAAACTCATCGTTCTCTATTCAGCCTCAGGTTGAAATAAAAGGAGATGGAACGGGTGCCGCGGCAAAGGCAAATGTTGTCGGAGGAAATATTTCTTCAGTTACTATTCTAGATTTTGGTAGTGGATATCACCAACTTACGGCAGAGATCAAGGATCCTCTTTTTGAGTTTGATCCTGGTGCAGCTGGATCTACAGACGTTCGTTGTTTTCTTAGACCAGTTCTTTCTCCAATTGGAGGACACGGTTTTGATTTGATTGATGAGATG